CCACTACCTGTTTCGTCTGTTAAGGCGGCAGCAAGATTTGCCGATGATGGCGTGCCTAAAAATGTTGCTACGCCAGCGCCGAGAGATGTTATACCTGTGCCGCCGTTAGCTGTTGGTAGTGTTCCAGTTACGCCAGTAGTTAAGGGTAAACCTGTGGCTGATGTCAAAACTAAAGCAGTGGGTGTTCCCAGCGCCGGTGTCACCAAAGTTGGAGAGGTTGCAAACACCAATGAGCCAGAGCCAGTCTCGTCAGTTACTGCCGCCGCTAAATTAGCTGAACTAGGAGTGCCAAGGAAAGTGGCAACACCACTTCCAAAAGATGTAATTCCTGTACCACCATTTCCAACAGGAAGAGTTCCCGTGACATTGGTAGCCAGATTGGTAAATGTAGTTGAAGTTGTGCCCGTACCACCAGAAGCAATTGGGAGCGCAGAACCCAGAGTCAAAGAGGTGAAGTACGAAGCCGCATCAACGACGTTTGTGCCGTCGTTGAAAACCAGCGTGGCCTTGCCCGCAGGAACAGAAATGCCCGTACCTGAAGTGTTCTTCACTGTTTTAGCGCCAGTGCCGGTATTATTGATAAGGTAAAACTTCTCAATCTGGCAACCAGAACCTAGTATCAAGTTACGCACAGAACCTATGCCCGAAGAACTTTCTGTGATGTTTAAACGTAAGTTTCTAGCCGATTGGGATGCTGCCGAGTCGGTAAGCGTAATTGTTACGTCTGCGTCTGTTGCAAAATCTACTGTGGCAGAGCCTGTAATAGCCTCACCCAGCACTGCGTCGCCCAGATTGACGTTGGTAAGGTTACCCCATTGACCTGAGTTCTGTCCTGTTTCAAGCAACTCTATTTTAAGTGCTGACCATGTTGATGCCATTTTTAACTCCTAGTTCGTTGCGACTGCAACCCAGTTGGCAGTCTGTGTATCATCAATTACATCCCAGAATGGTCGTGCAGTCAATCCATCTGTACCTGTTGCTAACTCACTAATAGAAGCTACAAAAGCTGCTGCTGCTATCAAAGTGTCTGCACTTACTGCGTTTTCAGTAATTGCGCTGTTAAATGCTACTTGTGCCGTAATTACATCTGACCCCGTCGCGGTTTCTGTAATTGCCGCATTAATTACCACTACCGCTGTTACTGCATCTGTTCCCGTCGCCGTTTCTTGTATATCTCCAAAATATATAAGACTTCCGGTTATGTTATCTGTTCCGGTTGCTGTCTCTGCAACTGTAGCCGCATACACAGGCACGCTAGATACCACATCCGATCCAGTAGCCGTTTCGGTTACCGTTGTAGCATAGTTAGGTGTAGATGTAATTTCATCGCTACCTGTAGCCGTCTCAATAACCTGTGCCGCGAACGCTGCTACCGCTACAACATCGTCTGTTGCCGTTGCCGCTTCGCTTACTGTTGGATTCAGCGTTAAAGTAGAAGCTACCGCATCAGTAGCGGTGGCTAACTCACCTTCTCCACCCCACGAATTACTACCCCAACTGTTTTGCCCCCAAGCCGTTCCAGCAATCGTTGCCGAATAAACTTCCCCGCCTATTGTTGCACCTGTACCCGTAGCAGTTTCGGTAATTATTGCCCCTACAGAAATAGCAGAAGAAACCGCATCTGAACCTGTGGCAGTCTCTGTTACCGTGGCGGCATATAGCGGGCCGCCTTCTATAGCGTCTGTCCCTGTTGACGTTTCCGTTATGCTTGAGGTAAATATCTTACCCGCTGCAATTACATCTGTGCCTGTGCCTGTTTCACTGACAGCGGGGGCTACACTTAACGTGGAGCTAACCGCGTCTGATCCTGTGGAGGTTTCGTCTACGGAGCTAGTGAAGGCAGTAAAACCGCCCCACCCTTGTTCGCCCCATAAGCCGTCACCCCACCCAGCCATATTAAGCCGCCAAGCTGAATGTATAAGTCACAGACAAAGTATCGCTGTTTACCACAGAGCGGTCGCCGGGTGAGCCAAAGTCAGCCGCAGAGAACAATGTTCCCGTTGTACCACCCTTAGTATCGTTGCTCGTCAAAAACGCACCGCCAACTGTTGTTGTGCCGTTGATGTTAAACACTGCGGGAGAAGCTGAGTTAGTCACTACAGAAGGATCGGCAGTTGTAGCGGTTACAAACGTGGCAGTCACACGGGTTCCGTTGCTGTAAGCAGTAACTTCTGTCCAACCAGCATGGGAAGCCATTGTGTCGCCCGCCGCAGGTGTATTAGAAGCGCCAGCGCCGTACAAACCAAGATACCAAGTGGTAATCTGGCTCACTGAGGTCAAAGCACTGCCCGCCATATATTGGAGGCCAACGTTGACCACCAAATTCTTAGACTCGGCAGACCACTTCAAGTTGCCGTCTTTGTCGTGGCATTTGATTTCAAATACGCCTGTAGCTTTTGCGTCCTCACCGGCTTTGGTGTTACAAGTCAGGCCACTAGAAACAACGTCAGTGGCTTTGGTTTTTTCAATAGTCATAATGACTCCTTAGTTAGAACTACGAATTAAAGCAGAAGATGCCGTGTTAGCGGGCATCACGATTGTAAAATTACTTGATGTTTTGTCAGACCCAAAATCCAATACCGCAATAGATTTATTTGCCTGAGTAACATTGTAAATCAACGCACACCGAGCTGTCACTGAGGCGTTGAACACAGCATCATTGAAGTTCACAAAGGCTGTGTACCCATCAGAGCTGATTGTGACCCCGGACAAAGTCACGCCGCCCGGCGTGTACCCACCACCACTCACCTCATTGGTCGAGTTGTATTCAGTTGTGCTTTCATCAAGATTTGCACTGGCTGTATACAAAGCAACCTTCAAGGTGTTTGTAGACAGGTTATGAACACCCGTATACAACTGTAACTTAAAGCTGGTGGTTTGAGTCTGTAAGATCATGAGACAGGAACCCTTACTTGGCCATCTCGGTAAGCATCACCGCGCTGCTTGCCGTCGGCAAGGTTCTTATACAAAGCAATAGCTTGGACGTACCGTTCTTGGTACAGTTTCAGCATGTCTGCTTCACCCTTCATGTAAGTGTAAGCTTCCACCAAAGAGCCGTACAACAAGGTTGTATCAAAGTTATCGCCCAGCCAAGTCGTACCGGCAGTCACAATAGACTCTGGGTAATAGTAATAATGTAGTTCTGCGGTGTAGTTTGCATTGGGTGTCGGGCCAAGGATGAAAGTCAGCTCCCGCTCGTTGTCTGACCGAGGGCCAAAAATGGCGTAGTGTTTAGGCTCACCAAGCTGGGCCGTCAAAGGATACGCTTCACGAATGAAGTTAACGTCCTTGTTAAGTAGGTACAGATTGTCACCTTGGAAGATGACTGTACCTGACACTGTACCGCTGTTGGCAACCGTCAGTGTGACGGTCGTTCCCACAATGCCTCTGACCAGTGCGTTGACACCAATGCCTGTACCCGTTACCTGCTGACCTGCAGCGATCCCAGCGGCACTCGCTACCACAATGGTTTTAAGCCCAGACGTACCCGTCGCAGTTGTTGAGTTGTTTGGAAATATGGCAAGGCTGTAAGCAGACAAAAAGTCCGTAGGACACTGCAAAAACTTATTACCAGTGGTTAAGACACCCGTTACGTTTTCTCTTAAAAACGAAGGCTGTGCCACGTTGTAAATACGCTGCTCCGCCTGCCTAACAAAGACAGGAATCTCCGCCACGAAGTCTGTCTCCGTGTTCTCGGTATACGCTTGAATAGCGCTAACGAGGTCTGCGTAGTTCATGCCATCGGGCCTCTGGCAATTCTACCTTTGGTCGCTGCGCCATTACCGCGTGTAACGATACCGCTTGTCTTGGCCGCAGGAGGGGGTCTGCGGTTAATGCCAGCTACAGACATATTGACTGTGCCTGCATCACTCCGGTTAGGGCCTGACGCGGCTGAAGGTTTGACAGGCTTGCCTGTCATTGTGTGAGGAGGTGCATACACAGCCGCATCACCCACCTCTTTGCCCATCATTTTTTTGCTAAATTTAGCCATGATTAACCTCGTTTCTGTGCGGCAATCTTTGCCAAACCACGTCCCATAGACAACATATCAGCATTGGTTTTACCTTTGCCTTTGCCTTTTCCGCCGCGCATGATGCCAACTGCGGGGCCGCTATCGCCCAAATTTTTGCCTTCGGTCTTGCCTTTTTTGGCAATGCCGTCTGCTGATCTTGTGTAAGCCATGTTTAAACCCCTTAAGATATAGATACTGTACCAACAAATGTTGTTGCCACCAAGTAGTTTGGAGTCAACGCCTCATCAAAATTACTAGCCCCGCCAACCGGGTTCCAGCCCCACTGAATGTCTCTCGAACCACCAGATAGATTTCCAGCCGCATTCACACCAGACGTCACATATGTTGTGTCCCTGCGTGGGTTACGCAGTGCCTGCGGATCATCCACTGGGAACGTTCCAAGCATCAACTGGGGCTGATCTGGATCCCAACACTCAGGACAGACTAACAACTCGTATTTACGCTGCTTGATGATCTCTGTCTTAAGCTGCTTTAACTGATACTGCTGACCACAGCGGTCGCATTGAGCAATCGCTATTTTGCCAGAAGCAAAACGATTACCCATTAGTAGCTCCCACCAAT